GCTTGTAGTCCGTTACCAAAATCAGGATTTAAATACCTTTCTCCTCTAGCTGTTAAGAAGAAGTTTATTAAATTAGTCTTAATAGCATCTGCAGAAATGAACGTAGAGTTAAATACTGCCTTTCCAGAGAAAGGAAGTTTTACTCCTATTGCCTTCCTAGGTTGTAAATCTAGAGGGTTAATTTTTTGTACGTTCATTGCCATAATTACTGTCCTGTTCTAAATTGAGTTTTTTTGTTTGCTGCATCATATATAGACTTAGCTTTTGAAACAAAATCTAGTTGACTGATATCAATACCGGGCATTGGCCCGTTATTTTCTCTTACCATTTTATTACCCATTGTAGATGCAAAATTAGGTTTCTGTACTCCAGAAGAGCTCATAATATTATTTGCGTCTTGACGTGTCATTTCTGATGCTGTTTGCTGTAGCATCTCATCTAATGATGATTTACCTACTCGTGGAGGTACACTCCATCTTTTAGGTTGATCTTTAGGTACTGGTTTTTCATATGGAGTAGAAGCATATTTCACTGCTTCATTCATTACATCTTGTAACTCCTCCTTAACAGCAGATCTTACTTCTTCCCGAATAATTTTTCTCAGTTGATCTAGTTTCATGTTTATAAATAGTTTAGTTAAGAAAGTTGATTAATAATACTTAGTTTTAAAGTGTCGATTAATACAGTAGTAGAGGAGCTGAAAGATTTAGGTCCTCTAAAAACTATAATATCTCTTTTATCTTTAGCTACTGCAAATCTTCTAGGAGCAATTGCTGGAGAGTTTATATCGCTAATAATTTCTAGGAAGTATACTTCTCCGTTAGGAGCTAAAAATTCACTTTCTCCTAATGCTATATCTGTTACTTCTGTTGAACTTGCAATTTTTAATTGGTTAAGAAGATTTTTTAAATCTTCCTTTACTTTGTCATTAAGGTTACTGTTTTGTACCTCTAGTAATTTACCTTCAAGATCACTAGATATTAATTGATCAGTATTTTCAGCTAGGCTTCTCCATTTATTAGTAGAGGAGCCTGGGTAGTCTTCTTTTGTAGGTTGGTGGTCTTCGAGACATTCCCAGTCCCCACCTTTATAAGTTACTCTGTCTTTTTCAAAATAGAATTGATTAGGGTCAAATACCCACTTACCTCTATAGTTACTATCGTTAGCATCAGAAAGGACTCTTGGACCTAAGTCATTAAAAATGTAATCTAGCTCTTCTTCTCCTGTTGCGGTGTTAATTCCTCTTTTAGCTAAACCTAACCTTATCAACTCTTCATCATCAGTATCTCCCTTTCTAATACTTTCATCTAATGAATGCTTCATTTCACAGGTACGAATATTAATATCAGCTTTACTCAAAAGCCTGTCTACTGATTTGAGTGAATTTCCAGGTGTTTCTAAAGCAACTTCAATGGAGGTGATTACTTCTTCAACTTGTTTAATTGATTCTTTCACTAAATGTAATAAATCAGCATACTTAGTAGTAATATTAACAGGTATACCGAATCCAGGTGGTACAGATTGAGGTATAGGTATCGCAAGAATAATTTTCAATATAGATTTAAATCCTTTTACTGGAGGTTTGAGTTTTTTAGGAATACTTTTAAATTTACTTAATTTTCCATTAACTCCATTTATAGCGTTTTTTAAACTATTAAGCTTATTCCTGTTTCTATTCATTGCAGAAGGAGTAGCACAACCGGTCTCTTGTAGCTGCTTTATTATGGTACCTGATTGCTTAAGAACTTTACTTACTACGTCCCCTTGTAGTTTACCGATTTGTTTCGATACTATTCCTCCTAATCCGCTCTCTGGTATATTTACGTAAGGCATTATTCTGTGTATACTTTTTTAGAAAGTAATTGTTTTAGTAAGTTTTTAATTTGAGGTATTACAGGTAGTACTGAGTTAGCGGTAGCTACCATTTTTGCTACATATGCAGGAGGTGCTGGAGGTGCTGTGGCCATCCCTTTAACTATGGTTTCAAATTGAGATATAAAATCATCTAACCAGTCTATAGTAGTTTGACCTAGTAGTACTGGTTCGCTTTCTTTAAAAGCATTAGTACCTAGATATATTTTATCGGCATCTAAACCTACATACTCTTCCCCGTCTATTCCTATAAATTTAGAATTTAATCCTATAGCTTCAGTAGCTGATATAAAAGCACTATCTTCTTTTGCATTAAAGAATAATCTTCCAGAGTTTATAATTATCTGATTACCTTTATATACGTCTGGTGTATCAGGTGCTTCTTCAAATGCATCACGTTTTTCGTTTGCTTGAGTTAATTCAAAAGTATGGTCAGTACCTATATAAATTGAAGATGGGTCTTCATTAATATCTTCTACTATAGGATCATTACCATTAGGGGGTTCAGCTTGACCGTTACTTATAATAATATACGGTTCGCTGTTGTTTGAGTCATCTGTAAATGTATTACTATCGTACTTAGTACCTCCTAATCTTATACTATTTCCGTGACGACCTTCCATAATTACGTCTCCAGGAAATGTCTGTATAGGAGCAACGTGTTCTTTAGGTTCAAAGTTTTCTCCAAAATCAGGATTATCTTCCTGTTCAGGAAACTGTAAGGTATCTGGGTATACATTATGGTTAGGATGGTTCCATAAAGGAACTGTTCTTACCCAGTAGGTTTTAGTAGCTGCAGGATTATTACCTCTATCTTGTGTAGGAGCATTAATCAGTTCTACTATTTCATTCTTAAGAGGAACTTTTTTAAACTCAGAGACTCCAGCATAAGCAAATTTTAATTCACCTTCTTCTGCTTCTGATGTTGCTTCAACTAATTCTCTATATAATACTCCGTTAAGAGCTATCGAGCTTCCGAATTTTTCATAATCAGGATGAAAGCTATCTAGAATAATATCTATTACTCTACCGTATCCTATAGAGCTAGCTCCAGAACCACCTCCGGCAGAGCTTCCTCCTAACGAGGAGTAACCAGTACCTGCAAAATTACTCGGCATCTTCTTCTTTTTCTTCTTTTCCTACCTCTTCAATTTGTTGATCTATACTATCTTGCTCATCTAACAAATCCTGTAAATCAGAAAAGTCAAATTCTCCGTCTCCTTTAGCTTGTGCTGATTCTATTCTCTGAACTATAGTTGCTAACTTAATTAAAGCTTCATCGTTCTTTACTCCTATCTCCATATATTCTTTAATCATAGGAACGATAAGAGTAGCATCGCCAATGTTCTCTATAAGAGGTTTAAGTTCTCCTATAAGTGCTTTTACTTGGCCTTTAGTCTCTTTTGAATTATCATATATTTCACCGAAGAGGTCAGATAGGGTTTTCCCTTGAAATATTTCTTTATCTAAACTCATAATAATTGTTTATTATAAATAGACTTACAAAGGATTTCGGTTTATATGACCTAATTCATATAGCTTTATATACTTTTCTTTAAAGTCTTCCTTCAGTATACTTATTACTCTAGTTAGTCTAGGTGTATTACAGTCGGTCATTTCTCTGATGTATATATAAAGAGCTTTTTTCTTAAAGATTTCGAGATCATGACGAGTTTTAAATATAGTTAATACTGCATCAGCAATACTTATATCTTTTTCGTTTGCGAAAAACTCATCAAGATTACTATACATCTCTTCTACCCACTTATCTATAAAAGATGTAAGTGTTATTTCACCTTCATCTGTTTCATGAGTGTAATTATAAGTAGAATCTTCAACATTAGAGAACGAAGTATTCTGTTTAAGTTTCTTATAATTTTTATTATTGTAATTAATTAACCACCTTTTAACAATAGTACCAAAATAAGAATATGCTTTTGCTCCATTATCAGGATCAAACTTCATAATTTTTTCTTCTAGTAAGACTGTAACTATTTCATGTTTTAAGTCTTCTATTTGCTCTACATCGGTGTAGTAAAACTTAAATGTGTGTATAATGTTTTCTGCTAACTTATAAAAAGGTAAGTAAATGTGATCTGTGAAGATTCTGTTTCTGTACTCTTGATCAGTAGAGTAGTTGTACTTTTTTATGTAGTCTTCCGTTTCTGAAGTAAAGTAATTAGCTTTGCTTTTCTTTCTGGGCATAATTAGGGTCTGAAGTAGTAGCTTCTAGAGTGTCTTGTATTTCTTTTATTCCATTAAAGAAAAAACCAACTTCGTCGTCTGATTCAAAGACCCCTCTTGAATCGAGTTCTGTAAGTTTAGTTTTAGACTCTAGTATAGTACTGTATATTTTTGTTAATAAAATTTGTTGTTGTTCTGTAACATCTTCGTATTTTTCAACTTTAATAAGTAAGTTACGAAGAATATATGCAAATACAAACAGTATTACTATAAAACTTATTAATAATATATAAAAACTATTCATTATAGGTTTTTTAACATATTAGAAAGACCTGGTGATGAATTCACTCTCTTTCCTGTAGTACTATGTGTCTTCTGTATTTTAGGTTTAGAATTTCCTCCATTTCTCTTCCACATATCATATTCAACCTTAGAAGCTAAGAAATCTGCTGAATGTAGTACTGATATGATAGATGTTTTTTGTCTTGAAGATTCCATATTGCTAAAGAAGTAAGCCTCATTAGCTTTATCGAATACTCCATCATGTAATCTAATACCTAAAAATTCATTCTGACTTAACTTAATACCAAACTTCTGAAGAATAAATAATGATCTATCTGGTATTAACATAAACTGTAAGTCTGGATTATAGGAATACATCTCTGATAGCTTATCCTGTCTCCATTTATCTGTTTGAGGCATATAGTTTGGACTATCTCCATCTCCCATCTTACCTAAATCATGGAACAATGCGGCAAAGACTAGCTCTTCTTCGGTGTAATCTATTGAACCACCCATCTCTTCATATAACCTCGACTGCTTTACCGCATATTCCACGACTCTATTAACGTGATCTACATACCCTCCGGCGAAGGCATTATGGTGCCATGCTTTACCACTAGCAGGAGCCATTACGTAAGTTTCCTCCATATGGGATATCATATCCTTAAGAGAGTCCTTACGGTCTCCTATATAAGTATCTATAATCTTAAGATGCTTTTCGTAGTTAGTTTGTATTTTTTCCGCCGTTAATGACATATTAGATTAATTTTATAATTTATTAATATATATTTATATCTTTATATATTATTAATAATAATTTTATATATATATTTTATAATATAAATTAAGATAATGATTATTTTTCAAAGAATCAACTATTCTACAATAAATTTTTCTAAATAGTCTTCTTTAGTTATAGAATACTGTCCTGCATCCCATTGAACCTTCATAGCAATAGTAATAGTATCACCTATCATTTGAGGAATAAACGGACCTAATAACCTTTTTGTCTGCATAGCATTACCTACTTTTCTAAAGTAAAGAGTGGAGGGTTGAGCTATATTGACTTCTATACCTTCAAACTGAGTTAAATTAACATCTACTGTACCGCTAGGAAGTAAACCTGTAGAAGTCCAATCTCCTGAAAACGGTTTAAATATAGGTACTGTCATAACTAACGTATCTCCTATGATCCAAGAAGTATCACTATCGAAGTTAGCTCTTACAACAGACTCTTCATTATATCTAAATTCTGGTATAACTTGAGATGCTCTTACATCAACTGAGAAGTAAGGAAGATATTCTCTAGTCCAATCTAAAGGTACATGATAGTAACCATTTGAATCCGGTAACATAGGGAATAAAATAGCAGCATCACAATCTCCATTAGTACATATAAATTTAGGACCTAAGTCATCTTTCTGACAAGAAAATAGGAGACCTAAAGCAAAAAGTAAAAAAAGCTTATACTTCTTCATCTTCTGTCATTTTATATGGTTCTCCTATACGCTTAACAACAGCTTTAGCTTCATCAACAGAAATATTGAAGAACTCTTTTTTATTGTTAACTCTAAATCCATTATCCTGTAGGTATCTATGAATCTGCTTTTCTACATCATGAGCATTAAAACATGGGTAAGCCCACTCTACTACGAAGTCAACAGCAACTCCGGTAGCACTATTTATCTGCTTAACTCTTTCGGAAGGTTTATTCTTAGTAAAACCTATCTTACATAAACCAGGCATAGAAGTATTAGTTAATACGTATACCCATTGACAGCCAGCAATACCTTTTGGTATCTGGATCTTCTTAGGTCTATTAGTGTAGTAAGTAACATCATCCCATCCATCTCCTTTACCACTGGGAGTAAGAGTAAAGTAGTATGCATCTGCCTCTGTTAGATCTTCAGAAACTTTTATCAAACCCTGAGCGTATTCCTCTGTAATTCTTTTGAGTCCCATATTATCCTATTTCACATTGAAGTTCATAAGCCTCATCAGCAGTTACACAAATCTCTTCTCCATTACGAAGAATAGTAGCACACTCATCACCTGTTAAATCACAAGTCCAAAATCTTAATACTGAATCATACATAACCTTTATTTTTTAATTATACTTAAATATATGAACTTTATCTCAGTTAGCCAACTAATCTAAATAGTATTTTTAGTAGGTTTAACTACATAGTTATATATTAAAGTAGAGAACTCTTCATTAGCTTTTTTTCCAAGATGTAGTCCATCTGATGCTTTAGAGTATATTCGCGGCAGAAGGAAGTGCTTCGATCTATAATCTTCATAGAAATGTAACTTATCGAAACTGTCGTTCTTTAACCTTAACTTACTACTATACTCACTTGCGGTTAATAAACCTGTAGAATGATACATTCGATGATTAAACATATGTAAAGCTTTTATATCTCTATCGAATAGAAAAGAATCAGCGTACTTAATAAAAGATTCTGAAGTAAAGTTATCATCTAATTCAGAATGGTAATTACGATACCAAGACTCGTTAAGAGGAATAAGAGAATTACGCAACGGTATAGGACCAGTAGGAAGAAAATGATAAGGAGCTTCTTTAATAACTGTCCACCTATTTTGACCAGTCCACAATATTACTACGTAATCATCTGATTGATAGTCGTAAGTAGATATATTCCAAGATATACCCTTTATGCTATTTCCATCTATACCTTGGTTACATAGCTGTTTATCTAGTAGCTTTGCTAGTTTAAACGCCCAGGTATCTTCTACACTTAAACCTGCACCTGCAGTATGAGAGCAACCAAATGTTATTAATCTAGACATATGTTACACCGTACACACCACCCTTCTTTAAACCCCTCTTTAAATATTCATACCATACTTTATTACCTTCTATTCCTGGATGGTAATCAGGAACATCTTTAGGACTTAAACCTTCTTGAGATAAAGTAGTGAATTTATCATAAGGAATATATTGAAAATTTTTAAGTACTTTTCTTCCTAAATGAAAAGCAGTAGGACTCCAAGTAATATAGTAAGGATCAAGTACAGGAAAATGAGTTTGTAAGTTAACTATAAAAAACCAATCATAAAGTACATGATCTTTAAAACCTGGTTCGTTATTAACAAATCTTTCTAAAAAATGAGACGGGTTTATCTTAAACTCTTCAATCTTCTCATCTCTTTTAATCTCAGCCTGCTTATTTACACTTTTTTTATTATCGTATAATGATCTTATATATTTAGATATTCTTGTAGGTTCAGGTAAAACTATAACTAACCTATCTCCTTTTTTGTAATTCTTAATATGTGTAGATTGAAAGCATATTTCAGCATAAGCAGAACCTCCGTGAGCAAAGTTATGTACCTCGTACTCTTTTTCTATAAGGTTAGACCAATGTTGATCTTTTGGATAAGGCCAGTAGCCAAAACTATCTCCTAATATAAATAACTTAGACTTTTTCATATTTAGCAAAAACCATATCTTGAACCTTTTTTATTATAGCACACTTTTCATATTGCTCTAAGACTTCAAAATAATATAGCAGAACATTTAAACCATTGTATGTTTTTTCTAACTCATAAGTAGAACCAATATCGAAATCTTCAAACGAGTTAAAATCGATTCTTTTAAGGTATTCAAATAACTTATTGTAGTACTTATATTTAATACTTTTTTTTAAAAATTTATATTTATTACCGTATTGCCTGGAGTACATTAGATCCATTATGTGGTGATTCTCTATTCCATTTACGGCCATACCAATTAGAACAAACGGGTTATCTAGAAGTCCTTCGACATTGTTTTCTTTGTAGACTTCTTCGTCTCCGTGTTCAAAGATTGAAAATAGAGTATTTTTATCTAATGGTTGCATCACTAATAAATAGTTCTTATATTATATAATATGGATTTACAAGCACTTGACCAACGATCTGATTGTAAGATTTATTCCTATAACCTAGAAAAACACGATTGGCCTACGTTTTGGCTAAATGTAGCAAGAGAGAAATTTCCAAACATTACCTCTCTAGAGACAGTACACAAGGAATTAACACCAGATCAAATAGTAGAATTAGGTAAACACTGCCAAAGGTATTGCGGTACTGAAGAGTTTGCTAATAGAGTAGATGATTACTATGGAGAGATTGTAGATAACTTAGGATTTGACGAATGGATGATTCAAAGGTACTTTACTATTAGAATAGTAATACCTAATCAAGCTAAAGTTGGTCGTCAATTAAGCTTTCACCAAGGTATATGGGTAGGTAACGGACTAGGCTTAAGAACTATCTGGACTCCTTTTACTAAAGCTTACGATACTAATACTATGTGGATGGTAGATTGGAAAAAATCTAAAGATATTACTCAAAAAACCTACTCTAATCACTGGTCCAGCGACCGATTACAGGA